TCTCTTCGTAGAGCGCTTTAAAATCACTAACATTTTTTGATAAACCGTCTTTCATACTAAATTCCTTTTTGTTAATTGTTTTTCTTTCAATGGACTTACAACTTCCATTCCAGTTGTCAATTGTTGATTATTGTATGCCCTTATAAAACTTTTATAGGCTTGTTCTGGTGAACTTCCTAAATCAATCAAATAAATTTTTTCTCCTTTCTCTGTTAAAAAGTGTTTCTCGAACCTGTTTCCGGCAACAATAGTTTCATCTGGTTGAATTTGTAAATACCGTCGATTTCCAATTTTTCGGTAATAAAAAATATTATGAATTTCGTCCACTAAAACTTGTGCTAATGAACCCGTCATTTTCGGCGCTATTTTATCGTAGGTAATACCAGAGAACCCCTTGACTGTTACGATGTCCTCTTTTGCACAAGCGAAAAATCCGAAATTTGAATTTATTAATTTACGAATCGGTAAATGTAACTCAAATTTAAAACGTGACCATGAACCTCCATGATCATACATTAAACCAGGATGTTCACAATCGTATTTTTTTTTAAAATAATCGATGCAGTATGGATCTAGAACAGAGGGATTGTCGATTGTACAATAATTATATTTATGATTCCCTCTGATAAAATCTTCTGTATATCCCGAAAAATCTTCCCAATTATTTATGTAGTTTCTATAACATTTGTACGTATTATTGCGTTCACACATCATAAAATAATTATTTGGAAACTGCATTAAAAATGTTGTTTTGCCAAGTTTCGCACTACCATATATCAACATTGAACATTTTTCCAGTTCTTCCGTTGCATCACTGATTTCCAAAGAAATTTTTTTCTGGTTTACGAAACTGGAAGGAAATTTTTTTTGTAACATTTTATCTACTCCAATCAATTGAAAAATCTAATTTTGCCGTAATGCTACTATAGGAACAATTATCATAATAATTTGAACATATTTTAACTGAATCATCATCAAAATTTCATATTAAATAACCTCTCCAGTATCTACAAATTTTTGTAAAATAGGTAATAATTCACTTACCTGTTTTTGATTCAAATGCATCCTTGTTGTGAGCGAAACCTCTTTGGGTATTGAAAAAGGAATCCAACCGGTGCCACCTTGCGGGGTCTGTGATGTCATAATTTTAGGATCGGCGTCATTAACGCCAAGCCAAATCAAATCTTCATCGGCAATGGAAGATTTCTGTATACTGCACTTTTTATTGTTTGTGTCATTAAACGCATAAAAAGAAAAACCTCTAACAGTTTTTTTTATTTTCATAGAACCTCCTCCTTCTTATTAAGTTCAGGAAAAAATTTTTTACGTTTTGTACACATTGATAAATTATCACTAAGACATACCTGATGAAATAAACATTCTCCGTATTTATTTGTGCAATGGTTTTCATTTTTGTATGGTTTTATGATCCCTTTTAGAAATAATTTTATTTCATTTGTCAAATTTTCTAACTCTTTTACAAACATTTTCCTTTTTTCATTTGAATAATGAATTGTGAACCTGTAAAAATAATAATCATGTTTTTCATTTATTAATTTTGTCAATTTTTTGAAATATTTATTTGGTTCACCTGTTTCTTTGTTAGCAGGATTTCTAATAACGTTATAAATAAAACTGTAATAGATATTTTCGCGTAAAAAGTCGTAAAATTGAGATTGAAAATCATATGCTAGCTCAAATTCCATTTTTCCAGTTTCAATATTGCGTAAAAATTTATGGTCCATAAGGTATATTTTATTCTTATCAAAAAATTCTAAATCAATTTTTCCTGAGTAAAGCACTCCATTAAATAATTTTTTATAAATAATTTCTGCATTTTTGTTTTTGAATAGAATGTCATTTTTATAAATTTCTTTATATTTATTCATTATAGCATTAACTTTCGCCTTTTCAAATTCAGTTTTAAGTTTTTCATAACATAAATAATTTTCTCCATTTGATTCGTAAAAACTCTCAAGTGAGGAATGAATTGCATTATTAATTGTAAATCTATCTGTTTTATATATAGGTTCAAGTCTATTAATACTAAACAAAAATAATATTTTACAATTTTTATATGATTTTATTAAACTTTGAGTTAGTCCGACCGTTTCTAATGCATAATCATCTGGAACTGTTAATAGCATAAAATATTTCCTTTGTTTGTCTCAACGCGCGTAAATAATATGGTGAATTTACGCCACCAGTTTGTAATAATGCGCTTGGATGTATTATATAATAACAAATATATTTTCTTTTTAGTAAATTTAAATATGCATTTTTTGATATAATTCCTAGAAATACAACAATTTCAGGTTTTAGTTCATTTAGAACGTTCAAAAAATTATCTTTGCATGATTTGATTTCCGTTTTCGTTGGTTCTCTATTTTCACCACCAATTTTATCGGTCGGTCTGCACATAATTATATTTGTAAATGCCATACTATATTTTTTCACATCATAAATTTTATTTATCAAATTGGTTTCAAAAAATTTACCAGCAACACCAACAAAAGGTGAACCAATTACATCCTCACTCATACCAGGTGCTTCACCGACAAAACAAATATCAATTTTATCTATAAAATTTATACATCTAGTTGTAACAATATTAGTTCTGTATTCACTCAATTTACAATTAGAACATTGCATTTTGTATTTCCTCAATTGTAAAAAATACAGGTTTCATGTTTTAAACCTGTAGTTTATGTTTAAAAACAATTAATGATTTTTCATCTATTTCCAGAATGTCAACTTCCTTGAATAATAAATCAAGAGTAAAATTATTAATTTTCCATTCTTTACCATTAATAATTACAGAATCAACACGGTTATCATTGTTCTTAAGGCATAAATGAACAGAACCACCGTATTTAAAAAATTGTCCTTGTGTCAATTCTTTAATTTTAACTTTAATCCACTTATCATCATTAATCATTATTCTCATAAAACTCCCATCAAACTAAGTCCAATTCCGACTGCATCATACTCATTATGCGTTTTACATTTTACAGCAATAACTCTGTGAATTCTACTTTGCACCTGCTCTTTTGTCAAGTCCCCCTTCCATGCTCTCGGCGCTATTGATTCAAATTTGATCCCCATATCATAACATAACATTCTATAATTCTCACATAAACGTGATAATTTTAAAATATCACCACGTACGGCAGAAGTATAATATTTTCCACTTGAAAAGGAAATAAATTGATCCTCGCAAACAACATATTTCGTTTTGTCAAATTTCATCAATAGCTCTTTTAGATTCTCTTTTAAAAATAAAATCCGTTCACATACACTTTTAATTTTTCTATAACTTGGTAAAGAACCAAAAACTGGAAGAAGTTCGCCATTCCAGCACGCATATGATGTCTGTTCTAGTCCTGGATCAATTGTAATTATATTATTTAGATATTTCATATGTCCTTTTTAAAAATTTACATTCCTCGATAATTGCAATAAGTAAATCATATCTTATTTCCTTTGGAACAAAAGGATACAAAGTGTTTTTAACATAACATTCTTTATTTGCCATTTCATAAATTTTATCTTTAATTCTACAAACGTTTAAATACGGAGTATCTTTACACTCTGGTGTATCTGTTAATAATTTGACAGGACATTCAGAGCAACCACTATTATAAAAAGCTTGACAATATGTACAAGCACGAGGACTAATACTAATTTTCCCTAAATATTTAAAATCACCTGTTCTATAAAATTTTATTGCATTAATAAGGTTATCATTCCAATGTTCGTTTACACATTTTTCTAAATAGGTCAGATCACCCATACTCGTCTATTACCACTTTCAGATCTACTGGTGATTTTTATTCCTTTTTTTATAGCACTCTCCCAAATTCTAATATATTCAGAATTAGTACATAGTACTGAATCTCCATTTTTCATTTTATCAATAAAATTTACAAAGTATTTATGCGGTTTTCTTTCTTTCTTTGTAATTATTTTTAACGTTCTAGTACCTGTAGAATCGTGATGTATATCCCAAATCTTTATATTATTTTCTATTATCATAATTTTTTTCCGCGACACAAATTGTATCATAATGACCACCGCCATGACAAACAAGTAATATTTCAATAATTTCAAAATTTCTATTTTTCCCAATACCCGCACTGTTCCAACCGAACGACAAAATTATTCCTCCAGTTTTTAACAAATCGACAATAATATCCTTTTCACTTTTCCAAGATGAGCGCAAGGTATCATTTATACGCATATGTAAACCTATTCCTTCATAGCACTCTTTAATCTGCCTTGTTGAATAGGGTGGATCAAAAAAAATTAAATCCGCAATTATATGCTTTTTTTGCATCAATTTAAGAAAATTAACTGAATCAATGTGATATGCAGTATTCATCTTTGTATTTAAATCATTAGAGAAAATTAAATCATATTGATTTTGGCCTGCAAATGGATCAACGACAATAGAATTTTGTCTATAATATCTGTCAATAAATTCTTTAATAGGTTTTATAGTAAATGTATTTTTATTAGGCATTGCCCATGTTCTATTCATTACCATTATACAAAATCCTTTTTACAATTGTATGTTGAATATCATTCATTGATTGCTTCTTTTGTAAACCGTTAAATATATCCTCATCAACGCTATCCTTTACTAAAAGATAAATAAGTAATATGTTCTTTTTGTAAATATTAATCGTCCTCTCTTTAGTTTGATAATAATCTCCACCGAGAGGAAGTGAATAAAAAATCATAGTATCGCAAAAATCTAAGGTCAATCCGTGCCCTATACATTTACTATTTGAAAATAAATGTTGTTTATTCGAGTTCTTAAATTCACTTAGTATGTATTTACGTTCATTTAAATTATGTTTTGATTGAAGGTATAGAGCATTTTTAAAAATGTTTTTAAAATTCTTTATTTCATAGTTTGTAAATTCACAGATTATAATCACTTTTTCATCTTTTAAATCGTTTTCTAATAGAATTTTTAGTTCTTTTAGCTTATCCTTCCAGATAAACTCATATTGAATAAATCCTGATGTCAACAAACGCAATTTCGTAAATGCTTGTATTTTAAATAAATATCGCTCTAATTCTTCATTATTAAATTCTAAAACCATTTCATTTTCTACTGTTTTGTAAACTTGTTTCATTTTTGTATCAAAATATAATTCACGCTTTTCAATTATTTCTTCACACACAAATCCCAAATCTGCACGTTTTAGAAAATAACAATGCTCTTTTAAATATTCATTATATCTGTTTTTCATATTATACTTTAAATAATATTTAAAACCATAAAGCAGAAAATAACGCATGCGAAATGTGTAATAATTATTATAACCAAATGGTTCATCTATTAAAAATTTTAATTGTTGATAAATTTCTAATTCATGGTTAGGTGTCGGATTACCGGAAAGCACGATTCGAAAACTGGAGGAGAGTTTTATTGTATTTTTTGAACGCAATGCCCTACAGTTTTTAATATAGGTAGATTCATCACAAATAATACAGTCAAATTTTTTCTTCTGTAAATCATCATGCAAAATATATGAATTTTCATAATTCGTCAAAAACCATCCGTTTTTTTTGTTCAGAATTTCTCTGTTCCTTTTTTCTAGTAAATTATAACTGATTTGTTCTAATGTCAATTCATCGCACCATGCTAACAGGACTGATTTTGGTGCGAGTACTAAAACATTAAAACAATGCCATATTATTGCTAATCTAATAGCTATCATGGTTTTACCGAGCCTCATCTGTAAAAATATCGCCGCATAGTTTCTTTTTTCGTAAAATTTTATCACGTCTGATTGATATTTTCGTAATTTTCTCGTCATATATACCTGTTTCGAACCTATTACATATTGAATTCAGATTAAAATTTACAGCGTCACAATATCTAGCAAAAAATTTTGGACTCATTTTAATTTTGTATTCTATATAATCATCATGTAACATTTTATACTGTAACGCCAAACGTATTTCATTTACTGTTCTACCGTATGGAAAATTTGTTTTAAAAATTACCGCCCAATAACGTCGTAGTAATATTTTAATTTCATCGAACTTTTTCTCATCAACATACTGTTTGAATTTGACGAGAAAATAATTGTGTTTTGTTCTTGCTTCTCGTTCGGGCGTCATAGTAATAATTTAAATTAATTTTTTCCAAAATACAAGAAAAAAATTCTCAAAATAATAACTTTTTTATAACATGTTGAATTTAAAATAGTTATAAAATGAAAAAAATTTTCATTATAAAAACGCCTGAAAAGTGCCTGAAACTTGGAGGTATATATGCCTGTTTCTCTTTATGTGTATATAAATTTACAAATGGTAATTATATATATTATATATATAATAAAAAAATAAACGATATATACCATTTCCAGTTTCAGGCATTTTTCAGGCATTTTTAAATTTTATGGTATGGTAGAAACATATGTTTAGATTCGTTTTAGGCGAACGGAAACGGGGCAAGGTGGGATTATTATGCCTATAGAGGTGTTGGGAGTGCTTTTTACCTATTTGATAGTAAAAAAATGAATATAATTCTTTGATAAAATTTTAATACTAACATTTAAAATAAAAAAATGGAGGTTAAAAATGAATGTAGAAAAATTTATCGTGTCGAACCAAAATTATACAATTGGTGTAAAATTTGATAAAGGGAAGCAAATTTTGACAATTGGTAGTGTATTGAGCAGTAGTACATTTATCGAAAATGTGTTAAATTTATGTTTTGGTGCTGATAATGCTGAAAAAACTCAAATATCGAGAAATAAAGTTCGTTATATTTCGAAAATTGATACTGAATCGTTCAGTGGAGGGATGAAGAGAATCAGCACGGAAGGTTTGACAATAACACCTGTGCATGAATTCGGGAGATTGATGCGATGAGAGTAATTTATAAAAGAAAAGGAGAATCAAAATTTTTTAATGGTATTATAATAAAACATATTGGTCAAAATGTTTTAATCAGGGATTTAATAAACAAAAAAGTGTATAACGTGCACATAAAGGATATGCGTTATGTTAATAGAATTATTACGAAATGACGGTATATTAAAATTAATAAACGAAAATGATTTTGATAGGTATATTACAGAATTTCTAGATTGTAAATTAAATTCCAGTTATTTTATAATTTGTGATTTTAATGAAAGTGGCGAAAATATCATTAACACAGTACCGTGTAGTTTTATTTTTAATGCAAAAGCAAAAGCAAGTATTGTATATTTAAAAATATCATTCAACGACAATATACGCACAGCATTTATTATATGGTGCAAAAAATGGAAAATGTTTGATGATTTCACTTTTTGTACTGAGTATGTAACATTAACAATAGGAGTTGGTTATGAAAATATCTAGAAATGCGTTAAATGTTGTGGCGATTTGTAATACAACTACACCGCGAAATAATATTTTATTGATTGACGAAGAGGGAAATACTATTACCGGTAATGGTTCTATTTTAGCTAAAATTTTTAACAAAGACAAAATTAAAATGGTAGAACAAAAATTTTTAGCTGATAGTATGGAAAAAGCTCTGAAAGCATTTGACGATTTAGAGTTGACTGTTGCGGAAAATAACATATACGGTAATAGTGGTAAAAAAATAATTGAGGTAACTGATGGTGATTTTTACGATTATAAATCTATACTGGACGAAATACGATTTCACCCCTATGATGTTAATTTTACATTAATGGTAAAAACATTAACTGAATTATCTATTTTAATGAAAAAAATTAATGCGGAATCATTTATGAATTTAACATTAAAAGATTCCGGAACTATTTTTATTGAAGGATTGACTAAGGATAAATGCAAATATATTATTGCAATACGGTCAAAAAAATTTCTCCATCCAGTTAAAGCAGTTAAAGAAAAAAAACTTTTTATAAAACCGAGAGTATCGTGGTTAAAGGGCGCCGAAAAATGCCCGAAATGCGCAAGTAGATTAAAAACCGACGGAAAAATTACATTTTGCAGTTACATAAAATGTTTTTATCATATATAGGGAAGGAAGGTATTATGAATAGAGAGCGTTGTTGTAATTGTAGCTATAACACAAAGAATAAATGCCGTATGGCGCAGAAGATTTATCACGAGGAATTGGACGTTAAATATCATCTGGCATGTGACCATTTCAGAAAAAAAATTTCGAGGTATAACTCGTTGAATTCATTGAAGTAGCGCGTGTGCTCTTGACTTTTACTATAATTGGTGGTATAATTAAAGTATAGGAAAGGAGAACAGTATGAAAAAGGCAAAAAAATACGAACCGAGTTTTGAGGAGAGGCGCGCTGATAATAAACTGCGAAATTCATCTAATGTTTCGATAGATGAAATCGAGGAAATTATGCACGAAGGAGACGAAAGTAAAATTACAAAACTGTTCGAATCAGTACAAAAATACGGTTCGGAACGATGGTGGATACTGAAAAGAGGGAAATGTTATATTCAGGACAAAAAAATGGTTATGAAAATTTATAAGAACGTAACCGGAGATAGCTGGAAGCCCTATATTGATACCGGTTATAGTGATGTTGATTTACAATAATAAAAATTAGGAGGATTACTATGCGATTGAAGAAAATTAATAAACTTAAAAACGGAAATTTATTATTTGCCTTTTGGGCTAATAACAGAGGTAGAGGCAATGACAACTGTACTTTACAGGTCGTATCACCAGAGACAGAACGAAATTTTTGTTCTCGTTTAACAAAAAACGTTTTAAATCAAACGAGGACATTATCCTGGCGCGGTGATGTCAATTTGTCAAAGGCGATTTGTCACGAATTAAGTATAGAAAAATGTGATATTTTATCTTGACATTTCTGTATTTTAGTGTTATAATTAGAGTATAGAAAGGAGATTAATATGAAAATAAGAGAATTAAAACGGGTATGTCGAGAATGTTTGAAACCGGAGTATATAGTAAATAACATTGATACACACAACGATTTTTACTATTGTGAATGTGGACGGGTGGATGTAGTAGGATATGACATTGAAATTATTACTGAGGTTGATCATCTTTTTACTCTCGATAATGAGATGGCATTACCGAGAGAGTTATTCGGAAACAACGTTTAAAATAAATCTGCACCCGACGGATTCGGGGAATTGAAACAGGAGGAAATATGAAATATGTCGTAATGCAATACTGTTATACAATTTATGGTGTCGGCAATACTCGTGAAGAGGCAATAGCCGATGCAGCATATTGGCTAGGCCATGAGATCGACGTGGATGAAAAAATGGGAAAAGATGAAAAAATTGAATATGTAAACAAGGTAATTGAACGCGATTGTAATCAATCAGGAATACTTGGAACATATAGATTAGTGTGTTCCGACGATGAGGTTTGGCAATATCTAGACATCGACTCAGATGATGAGAAGTATGGTATGAAAATAACGAGAGATATGATTAAAAATTGTAACGACTATCTTGATAATTTAAATCTGACAGACAATGATCTCATTCGCGCCGGCGTCTACGCTGGTTATCCGGAGGAAATTGTAACGGCACTAGTATACTCTGATGATGTGGAGCAGGTTGTTGCGGATTTTGTCAATGATTAGTCAACCGGAATCGGGAGGAATGATATGATTAAATGGAGTGAATTAACAGCAGAAGACGGTATGAAAATACACAATATTGTTCAACGTGCTCAAAAATTAGTCAGAGGTAATTTGATGGATATTGAAATGGATGTATCTGCGTGTCATTTAATGTGTCCACTGGACCTGGGTAAACTTTTGGTCATAGATGATTTTAATTTTGTGCATGATGTATGTGGTATCAGTCAACATATCAACAGAGAGACGGGCAAATTAGAGCATTGTTTTGTACCTAGATGCTCACGCTAATTTGGATAAAAAAGAGAAAGTATGAAATACAAAAAAATTGAAAACAATGTCGCCGTTGAGTTTATTGATGGTGATGTTGTAGTCGAATTTTCTTCATCCACACGGACGGGTGTAGTTATCCGCACAAAATATGTGGGGACAAAAAAGAATAACGACGCCGTAAATAGAATTATAAACAGATGGTTATGTGGTGATCCGTCAGTGTATACAATTAGTTATGGGATTAAGTCGTGTGTCGATCTGTGTAAAGAGCGTTTGCGTGTGAGACTATAATCATTTCAGAGGTATAACTCGTTGAATTTAATCGAGTAACGTATGTACTCTTGACTTTTACTATAATTGGTGGTATAATTAAAGTATAGAAAGGGAGTGCAAAATGATAGTAAAAAAATTAGTAGAATTAGGTGGAAAAGAGTGGATTAAGAACACAATGCACCGTGTATACTTCAACCAAAGTGCACTCGTTAATCTATTTGGGTTGAAATGTTCTTACTATAAAACAGGGAATATTTGTGCTGCTATGGTTAATGGCAGTTATATATCCAATAATAAAGCCAATGAAATTCTTTTTGATCTCTCCGGCAAATTTTTCTACGATGTAAACGAGAACAGGTTTTGCACACCAAATAGTAGTAGTGCATGTAATGAGTGCGTGGGTATTTTACGTAACGCATTAAATTTAATCAAGTAGCACTTGCGTTGTTGACATTTTTATATTTTATGGGTATAATTAAAGTAAGAAGAAATAACCGCACCCGACGGATTCGGGGAATGAACAGAAAGAGGTGAGCCGTGAAATACATATCAAACTCATTCTCCCTACAAATGCAGGGGGACAATGAATGCGTCACCCGTAAATGCACTCTATTGGAAGCACAAAATATAGCTCTTGGTTTAAAACCTGGTCCATATATAAATCGAGAGTCAGAAAAAGACGGAAGTAACGTAATTGTCACTCTCGACGCTACGTCCTGCATCGGGCACAACGACGTTGCAAAAATCCTATCACAATTAATAGGGTTAGAGATACCTGTTAATCGGATATCTATATCCCTAGTGCCTGGTGACGTTTTGGTCGTTGGGCAATACGTTGGAGCTCGATTGCCTGAAGGAGCTACCTCTCTGCCTGAAGGAGCTCGGATCGACTGGTATATCGTGACCTGCTATAGGGCAGGATGGGGAGACCGGCAAAAAGAATTTTGTGCCGATTTTGATAGATCAGCGTACAAACTAGCTGGTTGGGGAGATTTTTCTGAGATGGAGAAATCAGCAAAAAAACACTTCCCCAAATATTTTGATCCGGAAATGTTTGAGTAGTATTCTAACCGCGCCGGAGCGTATCTCCGGCAAACAGGAAAATCTCACAAATCTAGCTCAATTGTTAGTGATCACCTGCACATCGTCGTGGTAGGGAAACATTTTAACTGGTAGGAGGATTTATTATGCAATTTGCTATCACATGTAAAGCAAAAATTGGTGTTGTATGTAGTATACCCTGTTTGGATTTTGGTTTCAATACCGTAGAACAAATTCGCAAAGATGCAGGGGTTGCGGTATCTTTGCCACATATATGCTCATTTATCCCGTGTTTATCACTAGCACGCTTTGTTATTCCTATTGATGAAGAACACGCCAGGATTTCAGGACATTTTCAAAAAAATTGTAATATTTTAGTTGACGTGAAGACTCATGCACTAAATAGATTCGTCGAGCTAGAGTCGCAGTTTGAACGTGATGAAAATACGAATGAGGTAGTTAAAGCGTGGTGCGAATTAAAACTTAATAAAAAGAGAACTCTTGATGCATGGGTATTATCCGGATATCCTTTAATTTGGGATATCTAATTTTTTTCCATGTAAGAAAGAGCATGCACGTAATAATAGTTTTTGTTCGGTAAAATGTGCTAAAATGGGAAATAAAACGTATGTTACTATTATTATTAATATTGTAATATGTAAAACATATGGAGGTTATATGCAATTAATTGATCTTTTCAAGCAGGAAATACATCGTCAATTGTTTGTGTACAAGTTGCTTAAATGTGAAAAAAAACTCAAACGTCGGACAAATGTGCATGCAGCTATTGCGCGGGAGTTTATAACATTTTACGAAAATACGTTCAAGGTTTACTATGTGGACGAGGAGATTGATATAATAAAATTTAATAACGACGTCCAGGAGGCATTTAAATGAAACGACATATTAACAACGGTTATGGTTTTGCTCTTTGTAACCAGAAATGTAAAATGATAAAAGAAATGAATGGAAAATCTTTATGTTTAAATTGTATCACCGCTTTAAAACATAAAGGTGTTTACAAGCCAAGAATTTTATATTACAAGAGATTTGAATGAAATAGAGGTTTTTATGAAAATTGATACGGAGGAACTTTTATTCAAAATTGAATCGTATGAAAAATTGATTAGTAAAAATTTTATTTCTTGTATAGAACGAAATGCAATTGATAACGTAATTGCGATTGCCAAAAAATATGAAAAGAAGGAGATTATTGTGGATTATGAAATTTTTGTTCTGAAAACGTTCAAGAGTGCCAAACTTTCAAAAACAGAGTCAGGTTTCAATTTTATATCATCAAAAACTGTTCCTAATCAATTTACGGAGAGAAAAATATTAGGTTATGGAAAAGAAGAAGAGAACGCTTGGAAAGACGCCGCGTTCAGAATCAGGAAAGGAATGATATGAAACGATTCACAATTTTATTTTTAAGATTATTACAAACAGTAATGATCGATGCATACTGTGTTGTAATTATTGAAGAGTGCATTGACAATCTAAAAAAATACTGGAGTTTTAGATGTCGTGTTCACAAAATTAAAAAATATGCGCGTTTTATGCCCTAAAAATTGATTTATTACAGGAGGTTCGTATGTTGAACTTTGTTGATGCTATTCATGATGTAATTAACATGAAAAATAACGGTTTTTTTGATGATGTATGTCCGGGGAATGATGCAGTGAGAAAAATGGTAGAATTGGTACGTGAATCTGAAATTCTGGACAAATTCAGTTGTATTGATGCAAATTTTCTTACGTTAATTAAAATAATACACGGAACGATCCTGTATTGTTTACAGGAAGGATTAAAACATATCAGTGAAAAAGAGGTTATTGAAATTCTTGACACTGAGGAAATTAAATATATGGTTTTCACTACTATCGTAAATGATCGTAGTGAAGATAAAAATATACTCGAAAAACTTTTTCTTGATTGTCTAAAAATTGATTTGTGTAGTTCATCACAAACGATAGAATTGGCACAAACAATACGAAATTTTCTCGACAGGAGTTACCATATCTGAAGAAAATTAAATTGCGTTTGGCTACATGGGGTTATGAAAATGAGGACGCTACATAATTTTTCATTTTAATTCTAATTTAAAATCAATTAGTTACGAGATCTCATTCAAATTTTTTATCACTTTAGGAAAATTTGATGTATATTTAGGTTATGGTTAAAAAAAAACTAAAACAAAGAGCTCACGTGAACCAATAAAAAAAGAGAAAAGAAGAATTTCGAGTATAAGCAAAAAAAGTGTACTTGTTCGCAACAGTGAAGAGGGAATTGACAATGAAGAAGAAATCAAGGAAAAATTAGTACAGGCATACGAGGAATGTTTCGGACTCGTAACACCAGCATGCAAACAAGTCGGGGTATCGCGGCACTTATTCTATAAATTTTATGACCAGGATCCCAAATTTCAAAAAGCTCTGGAAGCTACAGAAGCGGAAGAAAAAGGACTCGATTTAGGTGAAGAACAGCTACATGAAAAGATGAAAAAAGGGCATGTAACTGCAATAATTTTTTTTCTTAAATGTAAAGGGAAAAAACGTGGATACATCGAAACATATGAAGTTTTTCCGAAAGATTTTTTAAGGCAAACTATAAAAATATGTGGACAAGAAATAATTTTTTAACGAATATCCTTCTTTTTGTCACAAGCGTCTCTCCAGTTTTGGGGCGGCGCTTTTAATTTTTAACCGGAGGTGTACTTATGCTAGTTACCCTGCCAAAAATTAGTATTTTGTTTATCATCATGCGAGCGCGAAAAATTATGAAGATTATCAATGAACTGTCAGATGTTGTTATTCAATATCGTGCAGGTGCAACAATAATTGAACTACAAAAAGAATTAAAAGACGTTTTTACTGCAATTGAGGCACTTTTCAACTAATCATACCGTGACAAAAAGAGGGAGTCTGGTATGATAAGTAGATTTAAAAAAGACAAAATAAAAACTGAATGTATTCTAGAGTTTTTTCCCGAACAGGATACATTTGCCAAAGCCGTTTTTTCAGGCTCCTACAATTATCTTGCCTTTGCTGGTGACGTTAGATCAGGTAAAACAATCTGTATTCTCGGCATTCTTATTACCCTTTGTAAAATATATCCTAATTCTCGTTGGGTAGTAGTTCGGAAAGATTTGCCAACATTAAAAAGAACAACACTTCCAACATTTAATAAATATTGTAATCCTTCCAGTTTCCGCGAGAGTTTTAACAGGACTGATTATATTTACACGGCGGTAAATAAATCTCAAATTTTATTTATGCCTGAAAGTATTGGTGACGATCCTGATTTAAATAGATTTAAAGGATTTGAGGCGAATGGTTTTTTTCTGAATCAACCGGAGGAATTATCTATTAACACGTTTTATACAACTTCTCAGCGTGCTGGACAATGGAGAATAAAACCAATGCCTCCTGCATTATTAATGCTTGATCCAAATCCTAATAACACATGGTTTAAATCATTATTTTACGATCCGTGGAAAGAGGGGACGTTAAAACAAAAATACTATTTTCAGGAAGCAATGATTTCGAAAAATCCACATACTGGTAATGAGTATATTGATTTACAAAGAGATACGTTACCTCCTGAATTATTTAAACGGTATTTTTGTCGAGAATGGGAGGAGATCGATGAGGCATATCAACTAGTTCCGTTTGAATATATTAAACAATGCCGGGACGAAGTTACGTGCGATGACGAAAATCTTTATATGGGGGTTGACATTGGTTGGTCTGGTTCCGATCCTACTGTTGCAACAATTTTAAAAGGCTATAATATTATTCATCGTGATAAACTTGACAAAAGTAAAACGACTGAATCAAGAGATTTTATTATTAATAAAATGATGCAATTTGGTATAGACCAAAATAATGTTGTCGTTGATAATGTCGGTATTGGTGGTGGAGTGTGTGACGAACTGGAAGAAAAACGGATTTATGTTCATCGGTTTACAGCAGGTGAAGCATGCGATGAATCATTTGGTGATAT